ACAGCTACACGTGGTGACAGACTGGCAAGGGTCAGCCGCCTCGGACAGCGAGACGCGAGCAGAGTCGCTACAGGCGTTCGACCTGTTGGATCGGATCCGCACAGAGATGGAGGGCTTGGAGGGGGCGGCGTTCAGCCGCATGACGTTGCAACAAAGTATGACGAATCATAATCACGAAGAGTTGTTAGAGAATATAGAGATTTACAGCTACAAAGGTGCAGTAGCACTCTGAGTTGTAATCATGGGTTTTGTGTTTTCAGTGAGTAACTTTCATTTGGCAGGCGCCGCCACTCGTCGGGATGACGGGTGGCGGCGCTTGCTTTTAGGAAAAAGTGCTTATCTTTGCGGCACACAAAGCCATATCGCCATGACACAATTAGAGTTTGACTATGCCCGGTTGGATGAGATACTTGACCTCTTCGACCACATTGAAGGTGGCTATGCTTGCCACGAAGCTTTAATCAATAATGCCCCGGAGGACTTTGATGCGGTCATTAGATTTCTTGCAGCAAAAGGCATGCTTGAAGAGGTGGGCGATGGCTACAAGATAACCTATTGGGGTAAGACGTTCCACCATCAAGGCGGGTTCGTCAGCCAGTACAAGCGCGAGCGTGCTCACCTTTATGTAACGGTCATTGCGGCTGTCACCGGAGTGTTGACATTGCTTATCTCGTTGATAGCACTTTTCCGCTAAAATCAGCGCGAAACAGTGCGCGGACCACCGTTGGTCATTAAATTTTTTCTTCATAATATTTGGAATTCAAGAAAAGGTGCTATATTTGCAGCGAACGGACTGAACTGATTCACATGTCGGCGCAGCAATGCGTGCAGGCTTCGGATCACTTTCAGTCTGTTTTTATTTTCATCGTGTGGATGATATTCCCCTCGGACACCCTGACCTTAAACTCAATTCTCACACCATTATAAGAAGTCTCGAATACCTTGAACGTACAGTTGTGGTCACGTCCCTTTTCCAAACCAACATATCGCGCTGATGGCAACCACTCGGAGATGAGCGTGGCTAATTCCATAGTCTCAGCGATCCTTTCATTTTGCTTATTCTTGGCGAAAGTTTCGCCGAAGAACCCCCTTCGGACGAGAATCTCGTCGGAGGTTTCGGTTATTGTCAGCTTGATTTGATTTGTTATCTGACCTCGTTTGAGCGATACCGGTTTGAGATGTCTCTTGGCCCACTCGTCGGCCGAGAGTCGTATCTGCTCCCTTTCCTTGCCGGATAGCTTGCGTGTCGCTTCGGCTTCACGCCGACTGCGGATGTAGGCACACGCCTCGCAGAGCTGTCCCTCGTTGACGAAGGCTTTGCCCAGCTTGGACTTACCATTGGCGCGGTCGCAGTCGCGGCAGCGGGAGATGGTGTAGGGGTTGTACCGCGGAAAGGAGGCTTGCTCCTTGCCGGGGTTGAAGCGGAACATCCCGCGGCGGTCGTTGGCGGTGGCGTTCTTGGCGCGTTCTTGGGCTTCGGCAGGGTCGGTGGCGGGGTATTTAGCCTTGCGCACCTGTACCACGGTGCAGCGACAGTTCCACCCGTTGGGCGGGTAGTAGGAGTCCCAAAACGGGTCGTCGATGGGGAGTGTGATGCCGTTCATGGCGGCGTGTTCGGGTCGGACGTGGTCGTCACCGGCGGTGCGGTACTGAAGGTAGTAACGGTCTCCGTCGGCGGCGAATTGCTCCCACTTGGCAGCCATCTCGGCAGAGGCTGCGGCGAAGTTGTATTCGGCACGGAGGTAGCGGCTGTTGTAGGTGGCGTCGATCTGTCGAACGTCGTTCAAAAAGCGTTCGAAGGGCTTTCGGGCGCCATCAGCATCGAGCAGCGATGGGAATGCCTCGTTGAGCTCGTGGAAGGTCTTGATGCCGGAGAAGATGTAGTCGGAGGCGGAGAGCTGCCGCCGCATACGGTCGGAGAGCTCGACGTGGCAGAATGCCGAGTCGAGGAGGGCGGCGTGCGAGGCGATGAAGTCTTGCGCCTCGTCGGAGCGGAGGATGCTGACGGAGAAGGTGGCGCCCTGCTGCCGGAATAGGGCGCGCATCATGGCGTCGAACTTGGTGGAGAGCTGCCGACAGAGGTCGTCGGGAAGCCCCTTGCCCACGGCGGCGAGGTGTAGCTCACCGTCAGGCGCGAGGAGGGATCGGTAGCGGCGATGTAGCCCTGCGTAGTGGGCAGGGCTCAGTCGAAAAAATCGGCTGCGGCATCGCGACGTTCGCCGACGGGGAGCCCGTACTTGTCGGCGAAGTATTTGGGGTCGACCTCGAAACGGTCGGCGATCATGGTCTCGTAGGCGAGCTGCTGATCGGGGGTGTAGTCGACGGCATCGTTCCACTCCATGCGGAGCCCCCCGACGGGGAAACCGAGCGCCGTCATGCGCGGGATGAGCTGGTTGTTGACGACGTTGCGGATGAGCTTGCGATCCTTCTCGACAAGGTTCATGAAGACCTGCAGGTGGGTCTGCGACTGGGAGAGTGAGGATCCGTCCTCGATGGTCATGGTCTGACCGATGATGAGCTTGGAGAGCTCGGAATTGGCGCGAGCGATGCGCTGGTCGTAGACGTTGAAGGCATCGCCCCTGCCGGACTCGATGAACTGGATGTCGGTGTCGCCGGAGGTGATCATGGAGAGGGCGGATCCGGCGTCCTGCATCATGGACTGGAGACGTTGCCACTCCTTGGGGTCGCGCGTCTGGGTCTTGGCGACACGCATGGGCATGCCGAAGATTTCGGCGAATGCGTCCCAGAAGGAGAGGGCGTTCTTCTTGGGGATGGTGGCCTGCGCCGCCTTGAGGTAGAGACCGAGGTCAGAGGGACGCCCCACCTCGATGAGCGATGCGGCGTAAGGGGGCTCCCGGTAGGGAATGCCGGTGTGCCAGTCCTCGCCGATGGAGCGGACGCAGCGACCGTATTCGGGAATGACGTGCTTGCGCGGGACGAGGCAAACATGGTCGAAGGTGAGGCACCCGTCGCCGTCGGTGGCGAGGTCGCCGAGCTCGATGAGTGAGTGACCCCAGTAGTTGGCGTCGAGGATGTGGTCGACGAGCTGGTCGAACCACTCCTGCTCGAAGAAGTGGAGCGCCGCGACGTCCTCTTCGCCATGAGCGTCGACGAGCTTGAATGAGCGCGAGAGGACGAATCCGGAACGCTGCTGGATGCATCCGGAGAGGTGCATGTCGGCAGAGACGTCGGTGTAGATGTCATAGAGGCGCTGTCGATCCGGGAAGTCGACGTTGATGGCCATCTGCCAAGCGGCACGCCAGTCGGCGATGTCCTTGCGGGTGAGGGCATCGGTGGTGCGCGCCAAGGTCATGATGAGCGAGTGCGCCTCGGCCTTGGATCGAGGACGCGCCAAGAGTAGAGGACCGTAGGCGGTGGAAAGATAGCGCGAAGCGGATTGTGCCGCGGTAGTGTTGCGCTGCTTGAGGAGCGCGTGACGATGTTTGGACATAAGCGTGAAAGATTGAAAAGGAAAGAATTACCAGTTGTGGCGCAGCTTGGGCTGCGCGTAGAATACGGAGCCCAGCGGGGAATCGCCGGACTCGGACTCGACCGTGGGTAGACCGGGGTCGATGCGCCCTGCCTGCACGCCTTCGAGCCAACGGACAGCCCGTTCGTAGCGCTCGTGGCGCACCTCGGAGCCCATCTTCTGCGGCTGTGAAGCCGAGAGGTGGTAGAGTGCACAGTCGACGACGATCATCACGAGAAGCCGATTGCGGTCGGCGCCCGTGGCAGAAAAGATCTTGTCCACGTCGTAGACGGGACGAAGGTAGCCGGAGACCTCCTCGATGGCCTCGGAGAGTGCCGCCTCGCGTAAGGCGGAGTCGGACTGAGAGAAAGACCGGAAAGCGGTCTCGCCAATGACGACACGGAAGTCGTCGGAAGTGATGAAATCCATAAGAGTATTACCAAGCATTACGTGGTGACCTTCGTGGGAGGGTCACGGGTTGAAACTGTTGTTGACGAGAGCCGCGCTGAAGGAACCAGATGGCACCCTCGTCGGCATCAGGGGCGTCGTCGTGGACACGCGATCCGCGTTCGAGGGCGAGGGTCTGCTCGATGCCGACCTGCATGTCGGGGGTGTCCTTGAGCGCCTCGTTGTAGAAGACGAATCCACGCTCCCAGAGGGGAGAGATGGCCTCGATGCGCTGCACCTTCTCCGGCTTGCGCCGAGTGTCGGGCATGATGGGGAGCTGGTAGCCGCGGAGGTTGCCCTCGGCGGTGAACTCGTCGAGGATGAGATCCTGCATGAACCCCGCCTCCATGTAGAAGGAAACGACGACGCCCTCAGGGATGGATTCGTAGAGGTTGTAGAGCCAACGAACCATGCCGGAGACGGTGTCCTGACGGACGTAGCAGTCGATGAGATGGAGCTCGTGACCGATGCGCCCCCAGAGGCGGGAGGCCTTGTAGTCGTTGGCAGTGGAGGACTTGAAGGAGGGGTCGGTGTAGCAGACGAGCTGCTCATAGCGACGCAGGGGCAGCACCCGCTTGTAGCGAATCCAGTCGTGGCGGAAGATGGTGCCGTCGGTGATGGGGTTGTGCATCATCTCCTTCTCCCACGCTCGGTAGCCTACGAAGTCGCGATAGGCACGCGCCTCGTCGGCGGTCCACTTCTCGCGCCAGAGGGGATTGCCGGCGGCGTCGACAGCCTTGACCTCGGAGACATGGACGGCGGGGATGGCTGCGATGTTCGCCAAGACGGAGCATTTGGAAATGAGGTTGCCGACCATGATGAAACGCCCGCGCCCGACGTCGAGGGATCCAAAGAGAGCCTCCTTGACCCAGTCGGTGAGTTCGGCGACACGCTTCTCGTTGCGGCAGAGTTCGTCGTCGTCGAGGTCGTCGATGACGATGTAGTCGGGACGAGCTTCACGTTCGCGCAAACCACGCGGGGACTGTCCGCGACCGCAGGCGAGGAACTTGACGCCGGAGGCGGTCTTGAACTCGCCGACCGACCACGAACCGGCGTTCTTCTGCTCGCCGAAGTCGGCGGTGAGACGTTTGTTGTATTCGAGCTCAGCCTGCACGTCGCCCAAGAGTCGCTGAGCACTGTCTTCGCTCTTGCCGACGATGACCATGAAGTTGATGAGCCGCTGCGGTTGGAACATGAGCCAGAGCGGCAGGAAGATGTCGAAGTGAGTGGACTTGGCGTGTCCGCGAGGCCACTTGAAGAGGGCTTTGAGGTTTGGGGTGTCACGCACCAGCCGCGCCGCGGCGTTGTGGAACGGGGCGTTGTGGATGATGCGGAGCGCCTGCCCAGTGGTCTTGTCGCGCAGGGTGAGGAAGTGGGGAAAATAGTATTCGCAGAAGGCGGCGTAGTTGGACTGTAGCCGCCGGATGCGCCGATCGCGCTCGGCAGGACTCTCGGTGAGGACGGAGGCGGTGAGCCCGGTGAAGGACTGTACCTCGCGACAGTGCTCGTGCCAACGCTCTATGGCGGCACGCGCCTCGGCAGAAAGAACCGTGGTAGCCATATGCAGGGGTCAGAGTAAGGAGTTCTTGTTGATCGCCTCGGTGAGGAACTTGTCCTGAAGGCGGTTGATGGCCTTGACGAGTTCGGGGGTGACGTCGGGATCGGTGGCGGAGCGGAATTGAAGCCACTTGTTGAAAGCCATGAAGACTTCGACGGAATCGACGACGCCCGCCTGCTTGTCGAGCTTCTGGATGACGGAGGCGAGCTTGGCGAGCTTGTCTCCCAGACCGGCGAGCTGCGAGTCGTCGCCGGAAGAGGAGACCTGCTCGATGAGACGGTCGATGGTGGCGAGGAGCTTGTTGACGAGTTCGGGGCGTGTGATGTTACGCGCAGCGCGCGTCTCCTTCCAGCCCTCAGCCGAGGACCATTTGGAGATGGTGACACGAGAGACGCCCACCTTGTCGGCAATCTGCTCTTGCGGCGTGCCACTCATGAATAGGGCGCGCGCGAACTCTTTCTTGCGTTCGATTTCAGACTTGTTCATACGTGTGTAGATTGACAATAATACTGCAAAGATGAGCCCCGGACGGGCAGGGCTGCAAAAAAGCGGGCATGGGGTGCAGAGAGTGCCGCAGGGGTTGCATAGTAATTTGGAGGCAGGGGGCGAGCGGGGGTACCTTTGCGAAAAAAGAACGAGAGCTTATGAAACGAGTGGTGATCACAACAGAGGCGGTGAACAGCTACGGCACACGTGTGCTGACGGCAGGGATAGACCGCACACAGTATGAGAAGAACCCCGTGCTGCTGTATATGCACGAACGCGGCGCCGTGATCGGGACGATGAAGGATCTGCGCGAGGAGGCGGGTAAGCTGACGGGAGAGCCGGACTTCGACGAAGCCAGCGAACTGTCGAAACGCTGCAAGGCACAGTGGGAGAAAGGTTCGCTCCGGATGGTGAGCGTGGGACTGGATGTGCTGGCGACGAGCGACGCGCCGGAGGATGTGGTGGCGGGACAACGAAGCGCTACCATCACCCGAAGCCGACTGTACGAGATCTCGGTGGTGGACATCGGCGCCAACGACGAGGCTATGGTGCTGAAGTATGAGGGCAAGACAATCACGATGGGACGCGATGGGGAGAACCCACTGCCGCCCCTGAGACAATCAACTAATAACAATAGCGAGATGGAACTAAAGAAGTTGGCCTTGGAATTAGGCTTGCCGGAGACGGCAGACGAACAGGCGGTGATGGAACGCCTACAGACAATGAAGCAGGCGGAGCACGAGGTGGAAGCCCTGCGTAAGGAGAAAGAGAGCCTCGAAACACAGCGCATCGTGTCGCTGGTGGATGGGGCAATCGGCGCAGGAAAGATCGTGGCGACAAGCCGCGCCCGCTTCATGGAATTAGGAAAGCTCATGGGCAGTCAGCGACTGGAAGAGGCACTACAGGCGGTGCCCACACAACGCCAGAGCCTCTTGGCACAGCTGAATCATCAGCAGAACGGCGTACGAGAGGAACACTACAAGAGCCTGCATGAGGTGCCCGCCGAGGAGCTGTTGACGCTGCGCCAAGAGAATCCACAGGAGTATGCACGCCTGTATAAGGCAGAGTACGGCATGGAGGTGCCTCAGGAACGCGAGGGTGAATGAGCAACCGAGAGTGAGAGGGATCGGATCGGAGCGCGAGCGTGAATGCGCGATCGGGTCGGATCAGAAAAAGAGTAGAACAAGGGAAAAAGATAACCCATAAAAAAACAGATAACGATATGGCAGGAGTATTGACAGAAGTATGGACGGGCGAGACGGTGAAGGCGTTGCGCTCCGGCTTGGAGGGCTCGTGGCTGGACGGTGTGCCGGACCAGAGTAGCATCGTAGAGAACGACGTGATCCACTTGGTGGATGTGGGGGTGGATCCGGATGTGGTGGTGAACAACACGACCTACCCCATCCCGACACAGGCGTTGACCGACGCGGACATCGCCATCAGCTTGGATAAGTTCCAGACGAAGGTGACACCGGTGACGGACGACGAGCTGTATGCCATCAGCTACGATAAGATGCAGCGCGTGAAGGAGAGCCACGCGAACGCGCTGAACGATGCGAAGTTCAAGAAGTCGGCACACGCCTTGTGCGCCACCGAGAACACGACAAAGACCCCGGTGCTGAAGAGCAGCGGTGAGGCAGACGAGACGGGACGCTTGCGCCTGACGATGGCGGACGTGGTGGCTATGAAGCGCGCTATGGATAACCTGAAGGTGCCGGCAGAGCAGCGCCGACTGGTGTTGTGTCCGGATCATGTGAATGACTTGCTGTTGGCGGATCAGAACTTCCGCGAGCAGTATAATGTGGACCGCTCGACGGGCAAGGTGGGATCGCTGTACGGCTTCGAGGTGTACACGTATGTGAATACGCCGCTCTATACGACGGCAGGAAAGAAGAAGGCGGTGGATGCCACGGCGACGACGGGCGAGTATCGTTGCTCGTTCGCGTTCTATGTGCCGCGCGTCTTCAAGGCAACGGGCTCGACGAAGATGTACTATAGCGAGGCGACGACCGACCCGGAATATCAGCACAACAAGATCAGCTTCCGCCACTACTTCATCGCCATGCCGAAGAAGGAGGACGCCGGAGTGGTGATGATGAGCGGATATAAGGCGTGATCGGGAGGCGACGAACGGAGCACGTGAAGAATGGTAGTCAGAAAAAGTAGAAGATGATGGCGGCGCAAAGGTTGCAGTATCTGGTGATACACTGTACGGCCACACCGGAGGGGCGCGAGGTGACGGCGGCGGAGCTACGGCGCTGGCATACGGCGGCACCTCCGGCGGGGCGAGGTTGGAAGCAGGTGGGATATACAGACCTGATTCACCTCGACGGCAAAGTGGAGCGCTTGGTGGCGAACAACGAGGATGCCACGGTGGATCCATGGGAGGTGACAAACGGGGCAGCGGGGTATAACACGGTGAGCCGCCACATCGTCTACGTCGGCGGGCTGAGCCGCGACGGGAAACGGGCACAGGACACGCGAACGGCGGCGCAGAAGGCGGCGTTGGCGGCGTATGTGCGGAAGTTCCACGCAGAGCACCCTGAGGTGCGCATCGTGGGACACAGAGACCTACCGGGGGTGCATAAGGAGTGCCCCTCGTACGACGTGGCGGCATGGCTGCGGGAGATCGGGATCGAAGGATAAGAGGAACCGAAACGGAAAAAGGAGAAAGGAAGTCGGTATGGATTGGAACACATTGCTGAACGTGGTCTTGGGCGGTGGCTGTCTGACAGGTGTGATCGGCGTGTTGACGCTGCGGAGCACTGTGGCACGGGCACGCGCCGAGGCAGAGGAGGCCCGCGCCGGCGCCGAGAAGGCGAGAGCCGAGGCGGAACGGGTGCGCATAGACAATGTGAACGAGGCGACCAAGATCCTGATGGATAATATAGTCACACCATTAAGAGATGAACTGAATGCAACGAGAAAAGAACTGGCGTCGCTCAAGCGCGCGGTGTCCAAGCTTCAGAAGGCTGTGGACGCTGCTAATAGCTGTCCTCATAGTGACGGCTGTGTGGTCCTTGAACGGATGCGCGAGTGTGCGCGGGAAACCGGTAACGGCGGAGAGACAGGAGGCGCGACAGAGTGCGCGCGACAGCATGGTGCAACAGACGCGGGTGTACACCGAGCGGATGAGCACGAAAGGCGACACGGTGGTGCTGCGGATAGCCGCGGACAGCCTTAGGCAGCTGCCCCAAGGGGCGGCGTACTGGGCACGCGGCAATCAGACCGCACTGCGGGTGGAACGCGACACGACGGGAGAGCTCGTGGTGAGTGCAGAGACGGCGGTGCAGTGCACGCTGCTGATGGAGACGACGGAGGTGCAGCGTAGTGTGTGCGCCCGTAACGACAGCGCAGTGATAGAGATGAGCAAGCCTCCCAACCAGCGACGTGCGGGATGGCGCGAAGCCCGCTGGACGGCGGCAGTGATCGTGTTGGCGCTGTTGGGGGTGTGGCTGTACGCACGGATAGGGAATTAAGAACCGTATTGGAAGAACATTAAAATGACATTAGAACAATGGCAACAGACAAAACGACAAAGGTGTTGGACGGTACCGACCTGATCCTGAGTGTGGGAGGCTCGGCACTGTCGTATTCGACGGGCTGTAAGATCACGACAACGACGGAGACGGGCGAGCGCGTGACGAAGGAGAAGTCTGCCGGGAAGTGGAAAGAGAAGTATGTGAAGAGCTATTCGGAAGAGATCTCAGCCGACGGCTGTGTGCTGACGGATGGCAGCGGTATGTCGACCTACGACACCCTGAAGCAACTGCAGCTGGCGGGCGAGCCTGTGGATGCAAGCTATGGGGTGCGCGACAGCTCGGCGACACATAGCGGCAAGTATCTGATCACCAGCCTCGACTTGGACGGACAGGCCGGCGACGATGCGAAGTACAGCATCAAGTTGGAGAATACAGGCGCCGTGTCGGACGGCAGTTCACAGTCGTAAGTCGGTGAGGTATGGGAAAGGTGACGATAGGCGGTAAGGAATATCCCTTCCGCATGACGATGGGAGCGCTGATGCGCTTCAAGAGAGAAGTCGGGAAGGACGTGAGTCGCATGGATGCGAACGACCTGACTGAGAACCTGATACTGATCTGGTGCTGCATCGTGAGCGCCTGCGTGGTGGACAATGTGCCCTTCGAACTGTCGGCACAGGAGCTTGCCGACCGATTGGAGCCACAGGATGTGGCGACCATGGTGCAAGAGCTGACTACCGGAACGGAAGAAGAAAAAAAAACGACAGCGCGGGGGAAGAGATCAGCGACATAGAACGCCTGATGGGACTGGCGACGGGGTGTGTGGGGATGAGTCTGACGGACTTTGAACGATGCACCCCGTCGGAGTTTAGAGCGGTGTGGAAGGCATGGCAGGAACGGGAGACGCAGCGCGAAAGGAGAAGCTGGGAACAGACCCGCGCGGTGTGCGTGACGCTGCTGCAACCCTATTCGAAACGAGCTCTGCGAGGAGGTGATGTGCTGCACTTCCCGTGGGACGACGAGACGGAGAGCCACCTGCAGCAAGAGGCGGCAGAGCCACTGACCCACGAGGAGGAGATGGAACGGTATAGAGAGGCACGGAAACGGGCGGGGCTAAAGTGATAGGATAGCAATGACGAAGAGAATCCAATACACCACGCTGGCAATGATGATCGCACCAACCCTGACGTAGGTGGTAGGTGCGAAGATAGCCACAAGGACGGCCACAAAGAAGATGAGAACGAGTATGGATAACACATACTCTTTGAATTGGGATAGTCGCATAGGGGATTGGGAATAACACGTTATGCCTTCTACCAAAAGGCGTGACAAAGATACAAAGAAAAATGGCAAAATCGGTTGAATATGAGATAAAAGTGAAGGATGGAGGCTCTAATGTTATCCGTTCGGTCACTATGGCGGCTAATGAAACGGAAGAAGCTCTTGGTCGAGTCGCCAAGAAGGCAAGCGAAGCGGGAAAGAAGCTGCTCGAAATGGCTGAATTCGGGGTGGTGTTCGATACTGCTGCACGTGCGTTTCAGAATTTCAGCAATGTAGTATCAGAACTGGCAACTCCATTCAATAGCTTCGAGCAATCAATGCGTGCCGCCAATACAATGGCGGGAAAGAGTGGAGAAGAATTCGATGCTATGAAGGAAAAGATCGTCGGACTGAGTAAAGAGATACCGATAGCTCGTGAAGAGTTAGCCAACGGTCTGTATCAAGTCATCTCGAACGGTGTGCCGGAGAATAATTGGTTAGACTTCTTGGAACAGTCGGCTAAAGCTTCGGTAGGTGGTCTTGCAGATCTAAGTGAGGTAGTCAAGGTAACCTCGACGATGATCAAAAACTATCAGCTGGACTGGAGCAACGCCGAAGCGGTGCAAGATATGATTCAGATGACCGCCAAGAATGGTGTGACGAGTTTCGGAGAACTGGCAGACGCCCTGCCTCGTGTGAGCGGTCGCGCCGCCAGCTTGGGTGTTTCAATGGATGAACTCATGGCGGTGTTTGCCGCCACTACCGGCTCTCTGGGTAATTCAGCAGAGGTAGCTACTAAGTTAGGGGCAGTCTTAACTTCACTCACGAAACCCAGCAGCGAAGCCACGACGGCTGCTGCAGCTATGGGCATCAGCTTTGACGCTGCAAGCATCAAAGCGTGTGGTGGTCTGCAGAACTTCTTGACGGAGTTGGATGCCAGTGTGCAGGCGTATTCCGCCAAGACAGGACAGCTGAGCGACACTATTTACGGTCAGCTATTCGGAAGTGCAGAGGCATTGAGCCTACTAAACTCACTGAACGGTGCGCAGAGGGAGAAGTTTGCAGAGAACGTAGATGCCATGGCTCAAAGCGCCGGTAGCATATCCGGATCCTATATGGAGATGTCCAATACCGGAGAGGCAACTGCGCAAATAAATAAAAACATGACGCAAGCATTCATGGATGCAGCTGGTGCCGCAGCCAGCGCGATAGCACCCTATTCAGACCTTATTGCCAGTTATGGAATACTTGTAATCAGCTCCTCTGAAATAGTTACAGGTACCATTAAGACGATCCAGATGATAAAGACTCTAAAACTGAGTACGATCGCACTGACGATAGCTCAGAAGACGGCTGCCATAGCCGCGACGGTGTGGACGGGGGTACAGAAGGCTCTGAACCTTGTACTGACGGCGAACCCGATAGGGATTGTCATTGCTGCGATTGCCGCCCTCGTGGCGGGTATCGCGGTGGCGTACAATAAAAGTGAGACCTTCCGCAGTATCTGCGACCAAGTGTGGGCGGTCATGAAGAAGGTGGCGAGGGTCATCATTGATCAGCTGGTAGAAGCATTCAAGAAGACGGTGACAGTCATTAAGGAGGCATGGGGGTATATAGAGA